TATTTAGGGATGTATTTATGCCAAACGATTAAGAATTTCTTTTAAGGCACCTTTAATATCTTCAATGTCTTGTTTCATTTCATCCAACTCTTTTTGTTTTTTCTTTTTAGAATTAACAGAATTTAAATAGTTGTTATATCCATCATCATCATAATTAATAATAGCACCGGTTTGTTCATCCCTGTATAAATGAGAATGTCCTTCTACTCTAATCATATTTTATGCAAGAGCAATTGTTCTTAAGTCTTTTATTCTTGGATAATATGCCTGATTAGTTCCACTTAAAATAATTTTTATAGAATATCCGACAAATGAATCCAAATTATTTGCAGTAAAACGATATTCGCTATATTGTCCAACGGAATTTGGTGGTACGAAGAAATCTGGTCTTCCATCATTTTTAGATTCGTCCTGAACAATCAAATTATTATTACCATCTTTTACCAAATTTTTATATCCAGGGAATAAATCATAAGATTGAGAAGTACCACTAGAATCTTCTCTAAAAAGTCTGTACAATACTCTAATATCAGAAGATTCGTGACGATATGCTCCTAAGAAAACTTTTAGTGCTGTAGAAGGTTGTCTCAACCTAACAATTTGAGAAACGTAAACTGAACTATGAGGATCTTCTCCTCTTAAAGATCTAATCCTACTATCAGAAGAATATTCCTCAGCACCAATTGGATTATTAAGTCTATTACTAATAAATTCCGTTGAACCATTCAAATAAATTATTGGTGATAAATCTTCAGTCTCCGATGAAAGAATTAAATTAGTTGTAAATGATTTATTTCTTGGGAGATTACTTAAATACGTATCTTCATTTACTTTTGAAGATACTATTCTGGCACTATCAAGTGCATTATAAGCATTTATTTGAACATCCTGGTATCCATTATCAACAAAAGAAGATTCATTACCATCAACACTGGTTCCGGTAACAGTTCTAATTGAAGCTGATATGTCCGTTCCTCCATCCACCCCAACAGGTGTCAAAACATCATAGTTAGGGATGACCGCAGTATATAATATATTTTCAGTTGCTCGAATATTAGAACCTCCTGTAAAATCTTCTGATGTGAACGAAATTTGATTTTTAGGAGAAACATCAGAACTTCTATCGATACCGTTAGCAGTCCTATCTATTAAAACATAATATCCATCATCCTGAATATCTGGATGTAAACTGAGATTAACATCATTAATTCTTCTTAATGAAATTCCACTAAGTTCATATTTTCTAATTGATGCTCCAGAATTGTGAGGAAGCGCAATAGTTTCTTCCAATCCTCTTTCTGCAACTGTAATACTATCTGTAGTAACATCAGTATATTTTATAATTTCATTTTCGATAATTGCATATCCGGGATCAGTAGCCGATACTGCGATGCCTTCAAACTTAGCAAATACAGTTGTATCTGCAACACCAACAAATGATGTTGTAGTATCTGTCATATTTACTGTAATAGTAGTTGGAAGAGTATTTGGTTCAACATTATACAATTTAACTTTATTTGTGGAAGAATACATTCCATGATTAAAGTGATTTACCTTTATGTAATTACCAGAATTAAAATTACTACTAAAAGACTTGGAAGTAACATTTACATCAGTTCCATCATTAGATGTTGTTACTACTCCACTATCATTATAATATTTTAATGCAGTAGTGGTGGTAAAATCTTCCTCACCTTGAATATTAGTCAAAAATAACTTATCAATGCCATTGATTGTTGAAATTGTTATTCTTGCATCCCTTCCTTTAGAATCAGATGTAGTTGAAGTAACAATTCCAACAACATCACCTACCCTATATCCAGTTCCACCATCATTTCCAGAAGCAAGTGATATCCCAGTAATACTTCCACCATTAACAGAACTAATATTTAATTTTAGTCCACTTCCATTTCCAACAATTGCAAATGTATCCACTGAAGAGTTAGTTGTATAGTTTATTCCCCCGTCAGTGACATTAACAGAAGTAGTTGTTCCACCCGCTCCAGTAATTATTGCAGTTGCAATAGAATTTTCACCTGTTATTTTTCTACCTGCGGTAAGTATTCCTACTAATGTGGCATCTGTTGTTGTTCTAATACCAATTTCGCCAGTTTTTGGTAAAGTAGTTAATGGGTTATCACTTAATGTTCTTACATATCCATTACTTTCATCCAATTCTGGATTAGTCATTAATACAGAACCATTTAATGATGTGAATTTTGCTTTATATAATTTGAAAGTAAGATCTTGTCTTTGATTTTCCGTCCATAAACCACCATTTTGTGACCTAAAGAATGAACCCAATGCATATTGAGTCGTATATTGTGCTTGTTCATCAGCTCCAGGTTCAACATTTACAACTCTATCTCCTTGTGATGCTAACCATACAGTATAGTTTATTGATTTTTCTGCAATGAGAACAATAGCATATGATCCACCAGGAGCCAGATAAACAGGTTCATCAAATACAAATTTAGTTCCTACACTAGCATCTGTTGATGTTAAAATATTATCTACTATAACATCATCTCTTACAATTCTAGGTCTTAGTTCTTTTTCTGCTAAAGCAAATCTAGAAGGTCTATCATCACCCGTAAGAGTTCTTATCTGACATTTTACTGGATGTTCAGTATCTATAGTTGCAAAAAATACTTCTACTGCGGTAATAAATGCCCCATTTAAGTCATTATTTTGATTAACTGCCGATGGAGATTCAACATTACCACCAACAGTAAATGTTTGTGCAACAGGATCAACATATTCAGTAACTGTAGTTTGAGTATGTTGATTTTCTGTAGACACTGTGGCAGTAACTCTACCTCTTACAGAAGCTCTTGCATTGATAGTGGTTGTATCTGTTCTACTAAAACTCTGCTCTTGCCATTGATCAAGTGTTCCACCCGTAACATAACTTGCTTCAGCTCTGATAACACTAAAATCTGCTCCTGGTAAAGGTTTTCTATTTGTTTCACTTGTTGTTAAAACAAAATCTTTTGGTCCTGTAGTAATTCTAATGTCAGGAGTAGGAAAAGAATATGGATTTTCTATAAAGAATGTTCCTATAACATCACCAAATGTATCTGTAATTAATCTTGGATCTCCTTTAACATAAGATCTAGCTCCACTAGTTTGCCCAACCAATAAAGAATTTCTTTGAACATATCCAAAATATCTACCTTGAGCTTGTTCACATATTGCTCTCGTATCGAGGTTTAAACATGTTGTTGAAGAGCTATATCTAGACGGGAGATCAATATCTCCATGACTATATGGATCAGAAAAATAAGTTTCTGATGGTGAATTAAAAGCACCATCTTTATGATCGGGTGTACAAATTCTAAATTTTCCTATTTCTCTATTACCAACTGCAGAATATGCTATAACTTCTTCCCCAACCTCAAACGATCCAACAGATCCTTGTACACTACCATCCCTTTCAGTCGTTATTTCTAACAACTTGGGAACGATTATAGGTCTTTGAGAATCTAATATTGCATATACAGGCGTAAATGAAGTAAATCCAGATCCTTTAAATTGAGTATTTCTGGATCTCATAAATTCTTCATCACCCGAAGAAATTAATTGATTTCTAAACCAAGTATCTGTATTTGAAATAGTTACAGAATCGTTATCTCTATCTCTCAATCTAATCGTATCACTAAAATCATTAGTTGTTGTGGTAGTTTCAACATCAACTCTAGTTCTAGATCCACCTCCTGTAAGAGTTTGATTTCTAGTATCTTCTGTTCTAGTTTGAATTGTACCAAGATTTAAATTCTGCCTTCCCAATCTTAATCTAAGATTAATATTTTCAGTGCTATTTGATCCAGTAACATGTATGGTTTCAGCATTTGAAAATTGCTCTGTTCTACTCCAAAAATCAACTTCTGGTGATAAAACAACACTTCCGGAACGAGCTGGTTGTTCAAACGGGTTTACATTTTCTATTTCTGTTGCCTTTGTTTGTGTAATCCATTCTACCTCATCATAATTTAATGTTACTGCATCTCCGGTTTTTTTAACATTAGAATCAAATAAATCAAAATTAGTATTATAATCTATATTTTCTGGTGTTAAATTTGAAGATGGTAATAACTGGAGATCAACAGTATTTCTAGTAATGAATGGTGTAATTTCATTTTGATCTGGATTCACTTCAATTGATGATTCATTTGTATTAATAAAATTATAATTATTAAATGGATCTACAAAAAATCCAGTTTTAAATCTATCCATATCATTTTCACGGACTTGAATGCTCTTTGCATCCAATTCTAATAATGAGAGTGATGTAACTTCTTCTAAATTAGTAAGCCTAGAATCAATTTTTCCTATATCTCTCATTGTATATCTTCTATTATCTTTTTGATTTATAGAGATTGATTGTGTATTATAGAGATATGCAGGAATATTAATAGTGGCAATTTCCATCAAATCATCATTTTCAGAAATTGGTGATTTGGGAGATATTGAAGAAATTCCTTTTTTATAAACAAATTCTCCAAACTTGTTCAATAAAAGTTTATCAATTCTGGGGAGATAAAATTCATATCCAACTCGTAAAGATTCTTCAGGAACTAAAAATTTGGATATAGACGAATTAAAGGTTCTTGATGTATAATGAAATGGGGAAACCGTTCCGGTTCCAACATCATAAGCAGGAACTCTAGGTCTGAAGTCAATAGTATCTGAAGCTCTTGTTAATAATTTTCCTATAGATGGAATATCGATTCCAAATCGATCTTTATCATAACTTAATACAGTAAATGCATCACCAGAATCTCCAGATGGAACAATATAATGATCAAAAATTATAAGTAATTGTTTTGTTGGTGCAGAAGCAGATGATCTTCTAATTATTCTTGAATAATCATAATATTGTTCCTTTTGCCCCTTATCTAAAATGTATGCATTAGTTAAATCTTTATATTTTCCTAATGTTATCGTCTGAATTTGAGTAGTAATATCAGACTCTTCAAATGTTACAACATCAAAAACATCAAATTTATTATTTGTGAAATATACCACTTCAAGAGAATCTGAATTTTCAGCTCCTGATGGTTTTCTTACAACTCTTGCAACAATTTTACCATTTTGAGAAATTATATTTTCACCTACAATGGCATTATTCTGAATATTGACGGTACTACTAAATGATAATTTATCTAAAACTGGCGCAGATGTATCTAAAGATTCAAAAATACCTATAATTTTTACAGCATCTGGATAATTTAAAGATATCTCTTCATCTTCAACTCTTAATCCATACCTATGTAATGTATCATATGTAAGTCCATTTTGAACGGAGTTATTTTCATTACTTCCACTAGTACCAGAAGTTTCTAATCTAGATAAATTTACATTTAATATTCTACTTCTACTATATTCTTTAATCTTACTAACAATTCCTTTTTTACTTAGAGCAAGAGATATAGTGCTTTGACCATTAGTTAAATTGGAAATCGTTATTGATGTTCCATCAGAATTGCGAACAAAAGTATCTGATGATAAACTGGAAATATCTAAATTACCAGTTGATAAAGCAACTGAATATTTTTCAACATCAAAAGATTCAAAAGTAAAATTAGATAAGTCGGAAAGATTTGAGTCTCCCGTAGTAATATCAATTGAATTAGTAGTAACATCTTTGTCAATATTTTCTACAATTTTAAACTCGGAATTTGTTAAATCTATGGAAGATATATTTTTATTAGCAAGAGGTACAAATAATTGTCCAGAACCTCTTACAATGGGAGCACCGGCAAACATTGATACTGCTATATCAGCACCTGGTACGTTACCATCATAAACACCAGTGACACTATCAGTAATCGCTTCCAGAGTCATTTCTAACCCATCGGTAGAAATACTGGCAACTTTATTATATGTTTCTGTATTAAATCCTACTCTTTGATACCTAACGACAGATCCTTTTCTTAATCCAGTAAATGCTTTTCCACTAGAACGAACCGTATTACTTGAGTCAATAGTTACTTCTCTAATTCCATTTGGAATACTAAAAGTATCTAAAACAGAATCGGCAGTGCATATACCAGATTGAGTAACTGATTTGATATTTTGAGTGTTATAAACTGTGGTGAATCCAACTGTTCTTACAGGTGTATCAACACCATCAATTTCAATTTGTTCTCCCTTAGCAAAAGTACCAGAAGTTTGAGTTAAAGATATAATTGTAGAGTTACCGCCAGCACCTACAGCATATCCACTTGCACCACTATTTTTCCCTTTAATGTATGATCCTTCTCTTATATCAGTATCCGAACTTTCTGTATTTAATCCAACACTAGTATAAGTTTGAATATCAAATAATCTCAAATCCCATATAGATGTTGCATCTTTATATGAAGAATCTTCTAAATTAAAACTATAAACTCTAGCACTACCTATAATATCACCAGTAGCATTGAAGTTATCAAAAAGTTGTATAACCGAACCTTGAGTCGGTATTCCCTTTACGTTATTCACTCTAAGAATATTTCCCATCTCATAACCGAGAGAAACATCACTACGAATTCCAACTTCTCTTGGTTTTTCAATATCTAAGACTGTCGTTCCCTTTTTAATTACATCATATCCACGAACATATGCTGTGCCATCAGATATTCTGATGGACATCAAATCATCTGATGGAGTATTTTGCTGTTCTGTAAGTTCTTGACGATAGTACAATCCACCATTACCCAAACCATTATTCAAAGAATTATGAGTAGAAACAGAAAATGGTGTAACGGAATAACTACCAGACTCGTCAAAGGTTCTCTCCGCAATATAATCTCTTATTTTATTATAATCGCTCCTAACTGATATCTTTTTTATTTGTCCTTTATCAATACGCATCAACTCCACAAAATCTGTGTCATCAGTATCTGTGAGTTCTTTTTTAATTAAAGTTAATTTGATTTGTAATCTATCTGCGCCTGGAGCAGCAAAATTACTAAATCCCTTAGCATTATCATATAAAGATTCATCATCCTTTGCCGAAATAATATTTTCATCAACCTTTAATCCAACTCTATATGAAGAATTATTCGTATATGGATCTAATATTATTCTTTGAGTAGTTACATCTACAAAATATCCTCGTATATAATATACTCCTTTAATAACATCGGCAGCACTTCCAACAGATGTTGCATTATTTGAAACTAAAGATGCAAATACTTCTCCTGCATTGATGGTAGTATTTCCATAAGTAACGTTTTCGGTGGAAATTATTTCTTCATTATCCAAAAATACATTTTGATTAAAATCAGTTCCATTTGCAATATATGTAACATAAATTGTTACATCATCAACTCTACTATCATCTTCTGGTAATAAAACAAACTTGATTTTTGCAGACACTCCAGAAGTTTGTCCTGTTATAGTCTTACCGATATAATTTTTAATATATGATGATATATCAATTCCAAAATTTGAAGATTTTAATTTTACTGAATTATATTGATTATCATATGCCACTCCTCCCGGCACTACAATAGAACCATCTTTAAATATATTTGATCCAAAAGTTTCTATCTGATTTTGAAGCAGACTTTGGGAAGTCGTTAATTCCCTAGCTTGTACTGGGTATCCTGGTTTATATAATACCTTATAAAAATTATTCTCAGAATCGAAATCATCATAATATGGATTGATATTTAAATTAGTTTTTTGTGCCATCTTTTTTGATTAGAATTCCAGAACAATTTTTACGTCTTCTTTTTGTCTTAAGTCTCTTTTGACTGTAGTACGATTGCTAATGTAAATTATTTCTCCCGTCTTTTTATTTATCTCAGGTTCTGCAACGCCATTAGTATATGAAACACCTAAATTGACTATTTTATTATTTGATGTCGTTGTTATACCAGATAAAGTAGTATCTAAAGCTTTGACTTGATCACCTGAAGGATATTTGAATGTGATATTTCCACCAGATGAACTAATCTTTAGTACTTTAGATAGAGAAGAAACCTCTATATTATCAGATTGATCTTGACCATTAGCATAAAACAAAGATCTATCTTTAAAATATTTCACAATCTTTGTATCTTCGTCATATGATGCTACATATCCTCTTGCAATGTTAGAATCACTGCCTTGTGTTATTTTAACTCCAACATGAACTTTGTTGACATCCAATTCTTCAGAAATTTTAAAAGAGTCTAGTGAAGAAAATTCATTTGCTGTATGTAAATCACTAGAAGAATTTTTTAAAGGATTTTTTAAAATTCCGACTTGAGCAAAAGAGGTATCCACAGGATAATCTTTTGTAGAATCATCAAATCTAGCATATATTAAAACTTTGTCGGCACCAAGTTCTTTATAAAGATCATATCCATGTCCTTTAGATGGAGGAATAATTGGAATTAATTTACCGAGACCACCTTGTCCTGTTTGAATTGGAGATAAATCGACAATACCATAAGTATAACCATATCCCCCAGAAACAACTTTAGTACTTGTTATCTGTCCAGATCTATCTACGGTAACACTAACTTTTGCTTCTTCTCCATCACCTAAAATATTGCAAGTTTGTGTTTGAGGACCAGAATAACTACTACCACCATCTTCTATGTAAACTTTTTTTATTTGATTTTTATTAATGTCAGAATTTCCGGCATTCCTAATATTTTTAATCTGAGCATCTGTCGATGTAGACCAATTATTTGGCAAAACCATATATTCAATCGAATCAAATTTTATAATATCGCTGGGAGAAACGGTATACAAATATTTCCATGTGTATCCATCAGATAATGTAACTGGTTCAACATCAGTAAAATTTGGTTCAATACTAGATACTTCACCTTTTGCACTAGTTGTTCCTGATTTTCCGGTAGAACCATTATCTATACAAATATAAACTTGAAAATCACTATTAATTACATAATACTTAGATCTATATAAATTTGAAGTGCTTGAATTGGGTGCTTCAAAATTGATATTATAATCATGACGATACATATCGTATCTTGTGTTTGTTACCCAAGTATTTTTCTTTACAACTCTCCTAATGTTAGTTGAGTTAATTTTTTTACCAAACATCATAGTATCTTTATAATGAGTTTGATAATCAAAATTATCTATGGGATTTGAAGGCCAACCAGTTGTTGTTCTTCCAAATCCAGCAGAAATTGGATTAGGTAATCCTAAAAATACATAATAAGAATTACTAGTATTTAAAACAGAATCTATAAAATTATTTGCATTATCAATTCTAAATTGATCTGTTACTACAGCGGACATATGAATAGCTTTTTAGATATTTATAATGCTACTTTTATAAAACTTCTTCTCTGAAGAGTTGGGAATGATGATAACCCTGAATTGATAGTAAATCCAGTTACTCCGATGCTAATAGGAGATGAATTTCTTATTCCCGTCACAATTCCAACAGAAAATCTTCCGATCGGATCTGTAGTGTATCCAACAGATTCTGGAATATTATTAATATCAGTTCCAGAATCTATTTGACAAGTTATAATTCCAGTAAATGGGCTAACAACACCACTCTGACTAAATTCGCTTATAACATATATGTTGTTCAAACAAGTAGTCCCAATTCCAACAATATTAGAATCTCCACCATCAACTGAAGTAACACCAATTCCAATCTCAGTATCGAAGATGTATATGGGATTACCTGGAACAAAAATAGACATATCGAACGATTCAGTACTAATTCCTGTAAATTTAATTGCCAATTGAGATCCAGAAACTGTTGTTCCTATACCAGTAATTATCCCAGAATTGCCACTAACTGTAGAAATACCTGTTATAATTTCTTGATTAAAACTTGGTAATGTTAGTATAACATTTGGTGGTTCTGTTTGGGTATATCCAGAACCTGGATTTGTAATTGATGTGCCATTAATTGTACCAGAAGATGAAACTGTAACTGTTGCTGTGGCAGTTGTTCCGTAACTAACTATGAAGGGGTCATTGTCTGTTCCTGCACCGGTAATATTATTAAAAGGATTTCCAATTTTTAAAACCGGAGCAGTTGCATTTGGATCATAACCACTTCCACCATCTTCAATAGTTAAACTTGTTATTGTACCAGTAGAAGATACCGTTGCTGTTATTGCTGCTGCAACAGGATCATCCTTCCCAGAAATAATAATGGCACTAATAGATAAATCATTACCACCATTATCACTTTCATTTTCATAATCAAAAAATCCAGAAGCATTATCAATAAAAATTTTATTGTCTGTTGTATCAACATCTGAAATAATTTTTGCCGTTGGAAAAATTCTAGATTCTAATGATTCTCTAGTTTTACTAATAACAGTACCATCAATGACTCTATCATATTTTTGTTTGAATACTGATATTGGTTTAAAATCTTCAGTAATTCCAATTTCAGTGTAAGGATTTGTTCTTATTCTGTCTGATAGAGTAAATCTGGATACAGATCTGTTTTCTTGCCCCACCAATTGAACTTCATCACCAAGTTCTATTGGTTTTTCATCTGCATCTGCCTTTACAGAATCTTCACCATCAGTTCCTTTATAAAAGAAAATATGAATATCATCATCTGGTTCTGGAGCTACTGCGAATTTAATTGATGTACCTCCTATAAATTCATAAGATTCTCCAGGTTGTTGAATAACTCTATTAACAAAAATTAAAAGAATTGGATTCAAATCAACCTCAAAATTATCATTACTCTCTATACTGATTGTTTCATTGTTATACTTTAAGGGAAATCTGGTTCTAACTCCATTTTGTAAAGATTGTATTGAATCAATATAATCAAGTTCTCCGAACTGCCACAATGCAAAATTATCGTTAAATGTGTCCACTACTTCAAGTTCAAATCTTGATATGAGGGTTTTTAATTTTCTGGATGTAACTAATCCAACTGGTTCAACTTTATCTCCTGGTAAGAAAGAATAACCATATCTGTTAATATTAAATTCAGAAATTTCAAAAAGTTCTGATCCAATTCCACTAAAATCATTACTCGGACCAACTTTTACATCTAAAAGTAATCCGGTGCCAATTCCTGCTCCTGTAATAGTTCCATTTCTTCTAGAAATAGTATTAACTCTAAGATTTTCATATGATGGTTCTGATACAAATATTTCGGGAGGGGAACATTTTGTATATCCAGAACCTCCATTTTCAATAGTAAATTGAAGTCTTCCTCCAGAATGTGCTGGAGCTGTTCCTACATAAGCAGTAAAGGTATGGTCATCAACATATGTAATCGCAGTCGATACACCAGAAATAGGATCAGAACTTCTAGGATATTTGTGCTGAGTAGAATAATTATCTTGAGCACAAGTAAATGTTAGAGATTCATCCGCAATGGATATAAGAGTTCCATCACTAAATCCATGGTTTGTACGGGTAACTGATAAAATACCTGTTTGTGGATTATATATGGTTCCAAGATCTGCTGTGACAGAAAATAATGGGTCTGATCCCACACTACTAATTCCTCCAGTCGTAGCAGTTATAAATTCATATGTGTTAAATCCAACAGGAGATGCTGTAATAGTTGCTATATTACCGCTATGTCCGGATTTATATACTGTAACTGATATCCCTACAATGTCATTGTATCCAGAACCAAAATTAAGATCTCCATAGTATGGTGTGGCAGTTCCTGGTCCACCAACATAGTAATGAATTAATGTGCTAATTCCGGCATTAACTTCAAAAGTGGTTGAATTTATAATTCTTACTACAGAATATTCTCTTTCTCCGCCTGTAGGATAGGTTACAATTCCGGGTCCAGAATTGCAAGTGAATTCTAATCCAACTAATCTAACTTCATCATTATTCTGATTTAAAACTAAATTATGATCAGTAGTAGTCGTTACTGATAAAATTCCTGTTACATTATTATATAATGCTGTAGATATTGAAACCGCACACCCTGTGGTTGCAATACCTACTACACCAGTAATAGATCCTGCATCAGACACTATAGGACGTATATTTGCGCCAACGAGAGGTGCATAACCCAATCCAATGGATGATCCTATGGTAACTGGAACTCCTCCTCTGGGAAGCTGATTTACATTAACGTCCACTTCATCAATATAATCAGTTGAAGCAGCACCCACATACATACCGGTAAATTTAACTGTTGTTATTCCGGCAGTTTCATCTTCTATAATTTGATAGTTTTGATTTGGATTATTATCAGTTTCTGGTGTTTGGAATATTCCATTTATGAATAATAATCCATTACCACCACTAGTGCCAATACCAGTTGTATTAGCTCCACCAACAGTTAATATAAATTCCGATGTTATTCCTGTAAATTGATTCGATATATCATCGTAAATAAAATTAGATTGATAATTATTTCTTAAATATGCTCTTCCTGTAAATGTAGATCTTGAAAATGGTATTCCATTTTCATCTTCACCTTGAGGATTTCCTCTAGGTGCTTCAATGAAATTGACTTTACTATCAAGAATATTGTAGTTTCCTTTAAAGAATTTAACAGTGCTTCCTTCAGAATGATTTGTTGAAGAACTTCCAACAGATCCTCTCTTTACACTTACTAGATTAAATGTTCCTATTCCGGGAGTGATAGGACCTAAAGATGATGTTCCGATACCAACATTGTCAACTCTCATAAATTCATCATCAATTTTTAAAATGTTTAATACTGTCACCGAGGAAATACCACTCAATGAAAATATTGATTGAGTTGTCCCTATACCAACACTACCATTATTTTGTAATGTATGAGTTAATCTAGTATCCGTCAAAGGATATTGAACAATTCCATCTATAGAAATCAATGCTTTTTCATTTGATTTCAACATTTCAAGTGTATGAAAATTACCTTCACCAAATGATGTTATAGTTACTCCCAATCCAAGATTTGCCTTTGATTTTGTTGTAGCAATACCAAAATTATCGTCATCAATTCTAATTGCAAATACATTTGAAGTTAAAATTCCAGTATTTGTTCCATCATCATATGTCATTGGTGTAGATCCTACACCAACAAATGTTGATTTTGGAGTATACTTTAATTCTTCTCCAGTTCTAAAATAATGATCTACTATGTTAAATGTAGTATAAGCAATACCAGATGAACTTGGTACGATTACTGAAGATGGATTGAATGATTTTTTAAATATATCTATATTATTGTGCTTAAGATCAAATTGAGTTTTATTTATTCGGTTTCCATTAATAGCATTATATAATTTTAAATTAACAGTTTCATTGATATTACCATAACTTAAATTTGTAGGTTCATTATTTAAATCTATCTCTTTATAAAAAACTTGATTAAATGCCTTCAATGTTGCTATGCCAACGGTGTCTTCTGGGTGAAAATTGATAGTAAAATCACTGGATGTATATACTGCACCAAAAGTTCCCATTCCTACCGAGTATTCATTTTCCGAATCGGGGGTATTTGATAAGAATTGTGATTGTTGTAGATATGCATTGTCTCCATCATGAATTGCTGTTATCTGATGTAAAACTGTTGATGAACCAATACTTACTTCTACATTACATTTAATGGCATCATAAAGTGTTGAACTTCCTGTAAACACCGTAGTTGTTCCTACACCAACTCTATATACTGCTTCATACCTTGCACTTCTTTCATCGCCTGGGGATTGTATAGGTGCCAAATATCTATATCCACCATTTCCCAAAGAAGTTGTACCAAACCCAACTATTTTAGAATTCACTGAGATGGAATCACTAGTATCATTTTCATATTTAAAGATTATATTTCCATTACTGATTGTAGCAGTAGAAATTCCAATCCTATTAGATAAACTATTTCCGGTATCAACAAAATACTCGGAAAATTGTGCATCAGTTCCATCATGTGTTACATAAGTTTCAACATAATTAATTTGTTTCGTAGCAGTATTAGTAACTTTACTAGTAATTAATAAAGATTTAATTTCATCTACACTTGATGAAAATATTGTTGATGCTGTTCCAGAAGATATAGATTTATTTGATGATGTTAAATTTATAAAACCAAAAGTTGTTGTCCCAATACCAGATATTGGAAAAACATCCGTCTTAATATATTTTAAATCGTAGTCAATATCATATGGATTATTTGGGACAAATCTTAAATGAGTCGAAACATCAGTTTCTTGTATAAAATAATTACCAAATGTATCTTCAGAGAAAGTTGTATATCCAATTCCAGAATTTATAAGTTCGGATTTATTAAATAATGTTTGATCATTGCCATTAGATAACAAAACAAATTCCGAAAGTTGAACTTGATTGCTAGTATTACCATTACTATTAATTCTTACTAGATAATTTTCGTATTGTTCAAGTGTACTGATATTGTCAATATTTAAAAATAAATCTGGATCAGATTCTAAATTTGAGAATTGTTTATTAATATTATCTATTGTTATGACATTATTTGTTTTGCAATCAATATAATCAACAAATCTAGTATTTTTAAATTCTAAAAAATTAGAAATGTCTGATAAATTATCAACATCTCTTGCAGAATCAATTCCCCTAATAACATCAACTCTTTGCTCATCAAATACATCATTTATTATTAATGTTTTATCTGAAGAACCAATCCCTATAATAGGTGCAGTATCAGAAATTTGAGTATCGGAAAAATTCTTTAGTCCTGAAGTATGAATAAGTCTATTTACAGGTGACTTAATGTCTTTCCATGTTTGAGAACTTTTTACAGAATATGAAAGATTCTGATAATAATCATTATCGGAAATAAATTGATGATCTAAACTTAACATTCCTGTAGAATTATCCCATCCAAAATTCTTCTCATAAGAATAATCAACTTCAAAATTTCCAGTATTTTCAGTAACTTTTACTATTGTTCCTTCTGTTAAAGAACTATTTCCTCTTATAGTTTGATTAACTAATGGAACATCTTTTCCGAAAATTACAATTTTTCCTGATGATTTTTTGATTACTTTTAAATCCTTTTCAACTCCATTGATACTTAAATTTTCTCCAATATCAAAATCTGCAGATTTCAATACAATGGTGAAAGAAGGATAATCATTTTCATGAATTAACCTTCCATATCCATCAGTATTTGTAATGGCTATGCCAGTATTAGTAGTTAATCCAACTAAATCAAAAGTTACCTTGAATGGATTTGCGTTATCTATACTACTTACATTTAATAGTTGATATCCATAATTTTCAGAGTTAAATCCATCACCATCAGATCCAATCTTTCTTATTCCTTCAATATAAACTTTATCATTTGGTAAGAATGGTGCCGCACCAAACCCATTAACTGGTGTAATTAAACGACACGTAAATGCAGTTCCAGCATTAGATTCAACTTGGTCTATAGTAAATCCATTATTATTGTTAATTGCTCTGATAATAGCATTATTATCAGATATTCCTTGTGGTTTTTCTAAAACATTAACTCTAGATATGGAAGAAGTTTCAAAAACTGGTTCTAAAAAACCACTATTAATTTTAGTATTAGTTACAGAATCAATTATTATTAAATCTGGTGAAGAATAGTAATTAGATCCAGAATTATCTACAATAACAGAATCGAAAGTATTAGAATTTGATACTTCTATTAATGTAGGTAATAATGCTTGAGGCTCTAAAGTCTTATCAGTTGGATATATGTAATTATCCGTAACAATTTCTATTTCATTAATGTTTCCAATTTCATTTGAAGATGGTATAACTAAAGCATTTTTTGCTATAGTTGATGATGATCCAACATAAGATGGAAGTTTTTTATATCCAAATCCTCCTGATATGATGTTAATGTCATCAATTTTTCCAATAGCATTTTTTGAAGTGGTGCTATAGACTAGCGAATCACACTCAGATTGATTATATGAATTTTTTTCTGGTGAATCATTCAGGTAAATTTTAAAGGTTGTATCTCCAATACCAGACACTTTATATGATCCATTATATAAACTATCGGTAAATAAAATTCTTGAATAATTTTTTACATCAATATCTGCTGTACTAATATATCCAGACTTTTCAATATTGTAGAATAACTCTTTAGGAATATTGTTATCACCAGAGATTGTCAATGAAGCATTGGTAGAAACTCCGATAGTTCCTATACCAGATATTGATAATGAGTCTGTTTTTCCAGTAGAAACAAATTCATTTTTAAATTCTTTATCGTAATAAATTTTAAATTCGTGTCCAGATAAAGAGGAGTCTGATAAATCAAATACGAGATTATTATTTTTTGTAACTTTAATTTCAGGATTAATTAAAGACAACGTTCCAGAACTAGAACTAGTAATATCTACAAATTTGGGAGAACTTGAAATAGCATCAATATAAGAATGAGTTAATTTAATAATATCATCGTCAACCTTATAAACATAATAGGAGTTGGAGAACGCTCCAACTTCATATCTCACTCTGTCACCAGTTTTTAAACCATGATTTGTAGAAGTAATTTGATCAGAATTGGCATCACTACTAAAAGATATCCGTTTTAAATATAAATGATTGGTACGAGCACTTCTTATCACAGAAACTGATGTTGATGTTCCAATACCAACAGAAATATTTGGAACAATTTTAAGATCGATTTGATCATTATTTAAAAGTCCATGAGAAGTAGATACAGATACCGTTGCCTCTATTCTTTTAACAGTGGCTGTTACAGGAGTAAATGTTGTTTCAAATAAGTAAGTATCTTTATCTCCTCCATTACCACCGTTAATATCAACAAAATATACTTCTGATGATCCTATACCAGTTTTAATTCCAATAACATCTTTTGATTTACTAACCGCAAATAAATTTGTCGGTAGTAAAGTTGCTGTTCCTCCAGGATCAACAGAATATCTAATGTCTCCACCACCAGATCCTGTAGTAAGTTTAATTTTTTGATTTGTCTTAAAAGGATGATTTTCTAAGTAAATTCCTTTTGTAGGTATCTGTCTTGTTATATTTGAATTTCCAAAAGTAAACGATGTTGTAAATCCTGTTCCTGTAGTAGATCCAATACCTACAGATTCACTAGCATTGAAATATACTTTTTTATTTGGATTAGATTCAAAGAAAGGAAGATTTTCATCAAGAGTAAAGTTTTTTGTGTTATATTGAACTATTGAAGACTCATTATGAGAAATATCTGAATATTCTCTTTGAATTCTAAGGATATTTTTATTTTCAAATATATTCAAAACTGTCAGTGTTTCTGTTCCAATACCAATTGTAGATCCGGCAGAAACAAAATTTGGTATGGTGGAAACATAAATTTCTGTAGTTGCAGCACCAGATGAAATAGATGATATTGTTCTTGATATGGAAGTATCAACAACATTTATTCTGTGATATTTTTCTATGGGTTTTAATGAGTCTGTAGATATTCCTGATAATGCCACATAATCATTTGATTTGAAATCATGTTCTGTATTTGTTATGACAGATACAAAATTACCATTCCAAGTTAAGGTTGAGTTTTCATAAATTTCTTCAGATGTCTCTATTGTATTGATTGTTTCTCCTTTTATTGAAGAAACTTTTGCATTTAAACCACTACCATCAGTATTGGTGTTGTCAAAATTTAGTTTGTCTCCAACTTTAAAACTACTTCCAGCAGATACAATTGAAATATTTTGAATACTTCCGGAAGAAATTGAATCTATAACTATTTCTTGTCCATCTTTTTCATCAATAAAATCATTTCTTCCATATTCTTCTGATATTTTATATGGAAAAGTATTTCTTTTTAGATTTGAATTATTAAAATCATATGATTGATCAAAATTAATTTGATAATTCTCTTTTATGATATTAGATCTAAAGGTATTTCCTATAAAATATGGAAATGTGGGTCTATTTTCAGTATTTGAATCTCCTACAGTTGCATGATAGGCATAAACACCATTTGGAAACTCTTTATTTCTCTCATATCTCCCATTATGTTTATCTAAATCACCTACTCCAGTGTATCGATAGTCTTCAACAAAAAACCCTTCTTTGAAATCAGATATTGACGGTCTATCCTTAATATAAGTCGAATTTTTTTCATATCCAGATATCAATAATTCTGAAGTTGTAAAGGAATTTGGATCTTTTGATCCAAATGGACCATAAATTGGATTTCCATCATAAGCCCATCCAATAATTCCGGAAATTTTATCTTCTTCTTCCAATAAAAGATCTAGTGTATAACCACAAATTGAATATTTGAGATTATTTTCTTTTGTATCCAACAAAAGTCTATTAGAATCAAAAATTTCATTACTTACTATCGTAAGACTTCTAACCTCTGAATCAAAAACTTGATTTTTTCCAGATGATACAACAGATATTGTTGTATCTGATGAAGAATATCCAATTCCTGCTTTTATAACCTGTACACTGTCTAAACGTTGATTAGATATTACAGCTCTAAGAACGGCACCAGACCCTTTACCTGAAGAATCAGTTATAACTAAATCTGGAGTTGAATAATATTCTTCCCCACCATTCTCTACGTTAACAGAAGTTATTCTACCATTAATGATAATTGGTTTTACCCTAGCAAACTTTCCTGTTTTTACTGTTATTATAGGACTTTTATTATAATTAATAATTGACGATCCATAACCAGCACCTTTATTGTAAATTTGAATATCTTTAATAGATCCCTTAACAACTGGAGTAATCGTTATTGTAGTTTGTCCTATCCCTGCGGTTATTGCATTAATGTTTGCTCGTATCTGGGGATAACTAAATTGTTGATATCCTTCTCCTGGAGAACTCCTGAATTGAACATATTTTTCTCTTTCATAATTTGTAAATATCGTTCCTCCAATACCAGCATCACATAATCTAAATCTGTCCGAATCAACTTTCAGAATATAATAACTATTGCTAGTAAATAATTCTGTAATAGACGTATCAGTAGTTGAATATTCTACTATTTCTCCGGTGCTAAATCCATGATTTTCTGAATAAATCCAATCATTAGAAGTTGATATTCCTGATGGTTCGACAATAAGTTTTTTATTAGTGTAATTCTTTCCGCCATTTACTACCACAATATCTTTTAAAACATTCAAAGGTCCAACCTTCATCTTGTGGATTCCACTATTACTATCTCCAGTAAACTCAATTGTATTAATACCATTTCTATAATCATCAAAGTTTTCGTGTAATTGAATCGCAATATTATTTGACTTGTTAACAACATATGTTGACTTATTAATTAATTTTGTGGATCCATCTCTTATTGAATTAATTCCAATACCTGAATTTAAGTTAGAATCGTAAATAATTTGCTGCCCATCAACAAATCCATGAGGTTCATCAAAGATAATTTGATTTGTTGATGTATTGATTCCTCCCCCAGAAGTAGTTGTTCTCCCATCAAACCTAACTTCTCTAAAAGTATTTGTAATTAACGGTTTTAAAACACATCCTGTTCCATTTCCACCAGTAACATCTACAGATATTAATTTATCAATATTATAATTATATGAATCAAAATCAACATAAACATCAACAACAGATCCAGAAACCACTGGATTAACAAGAGCTGTCGATCCTATACCAGAAGAAATTTCTACTTTCGGTGGATTGATAACATCAAATCCTTCACCACCATTTAATACAGTTATTTTTTCTAGAGGTCCATAATAAACTTTATCTAAAGATTTATAATTGCTTATTTCAACACCATTTACTAATAATCCTACTCCACCAGGTTTTGTTTCTTCACTTGATCCATTTTCAATACTAGGATTAATTGGGAACTTTTTAAGTAATTTTTGAGGTCCAACTATATTTGATTTTTGAGAATCGAGTATAAAAATGTGATCATCATCCCCACTAAGTGCTTGCGAAAATGTTAGGTAATTGGATGATCCAATAAGATAATTTGAATTATATAATCTAATCTTTTCTTTACTATCACCAAAAACTTCAACATAATAATTACCAGTTTCAAGACCAACTATTGAAGCCCCTTGTGGTTGATAGAATATTTTCTCACCAGTTCTGAATACAGATGGAGTATTACTACCCATTAATTGTATTACAGAATATTTTCCTGTATTTTCATTATAAGATGTAAGAATTCCACTAGTATTATCAGAAAGATTTATTGATACCCTTTTTGTTTTAATTGTGATGTCTTCTGTAAATGGCAGTCCTTTACCTCTCGTCCCAGAGGGTAAAGAATTTGATGCAACATACGCATATTGATCGTCAAAATACACATTTTGAACATCAGAAATTAAATTATTATTTCCATATTGAATACTAATATTACTATTAGATCCTACTTCTGCTTTACTTAAAACTCTCCTTAAATTATAATCAAACTTTTCATTTAAAACTTCTGCTGAATAATCACCTGATATGATTATCTCATTTTGTCCATCTATTGATTCATCGATATTGACATATGGCGGAACACCATCATTTTGTGGAAATATTACATTATTAGTATCTCTTTCAACAACTTGTACAGCATCTCCAATTTTTAAACTTGATTTATCAACAGGTGCAAATAAATTAAAAGTTGAAGAAGATGCATTTTCAATATAAAAAGATGAACTGGTATTGTAAATCCAAGAATTTGCTAATACCTCTTTACTTGTTTTATTTTGATCTGGATTTATGACTTTATCGCCAAGATTTTTTATAGAAATTGGATCTCCCTGTTCAACTATTACTATTCCTTCCTGAACAAATTTAGATATAACTGAAGAAAATACTAATTCAACTTTTTTAGAAGTGTCTCCATTTTCATATGCATAATAAACATCGCTAGAATAAATTAAATCTTCTTGATTTATAATATTTGAAATATTTGAACAATTTAAAAATTGATTTACTGTTTTATCAGTATAGGTTATACTATTAATTCCTGATCTAATAATACCTGAAGTACTGAATCCAATTGTAGAATCAACAGAAATTACTGTATCATTTAAATTTACTTTTTCGGTAACTTTAGTATTCGGTACAGAAACGAATCTACCTTGAATATCAGAATCTTCATCATATCCAACAAATAATGAAACTTTAAAATATTTTTCATTATTATATAAAAATGGAACTATCTCTGATATAGAAGCATTGATATTTGATCCTTCTTTAAGTAATACTTGCCCCTTTAAATTCTCTGCATTTCCAGATACTATTTTTGCTACAGCAATTTCTCTTCTATTATATTCTGCAAATGAGGGTTTGACTAGTTTTTCCTCCAAGTTTATAATTGAAGGAATTTCACCAAATAAAACATTGAATAAAATTCTAAAAGATTCATCAGTTCCTTTACTTCTATAAAAAGATTTTATTTCTCTTAAAAAATTTCCAACATTTAAATTGGGTGTAAAAGAACTATTTTCTAATCCTGGCGAAAATGTGTATTTAAATTTTTTATAAAATTCCTTTAAGAATAAAGAACTCAGATTTTGAACGGAAGATCCATTATTATGTTCTGAAGCAGAAGAACTAGTAAAAACTAATTCTTCTCTATTAATATCATGTGCATACGAAGTAATACCGCTAAATCCACGAATACATCCAGTAAAAGAATTTGTTGTTATACCTGTATAGGTAATAATTTCATCATTGATTTTTAATAATCCATACTCTTTTGGAAATCCTTTTGTACTACCTACAATTCCAATGGTAGTATCAGTGGAAGATACTGCCGCAGAAATGCTTGTACTATCAACGATAACTTCAGGTGTTAAATTATCAAAATTTAAATATTGATCTAAATTCTCAGTAAGATCAATTGTTCCTCCTTGATATTCTTGAGAAATATAATATTGCTTTAAAAAATCTACAGTCTTTGGACTTTCGTCCAAGATAAAATCAGGAAGTTGGCTGGATACAATATTTTGTACCTTAATTCTTGTTTCAAATCCCGTCTGTATCATATCAGTTTCTTACTATACTTCCGTTTGAATAACTTGATGTGAATGAATTTTTGGTGAAATCCACCCCCGAAATTTCATCTCCAGATGAAATTAAATCTCTTAACATATTTATTTTACTTTTAGAAACATCTAATGAGAGATATAAATCTTTTAATCCAACAACATCGTTTGATTCTGGTACAGCTTCAATTTCTATAATATTTTCTGGTTTTATTGTAGACGTTATATTAACAGTATAAAGTATAACTTCTCCTTTTTCATAATCAACCTTTCCTGCTGCAGAACTGATTATCTTTGGGTTATTTTCACCCGAAAGTTTTATGATCGCAATAATACCAGTTTTTCCATCATCATTTGGAATATCCGTAAGATAAACAGTTGATGATTCTCCAAAAATTGTAAATCCAGTTGATTTTATATTGTATCCCGATTTTTTTATATGAAATTGATTTCCAAAGCATACTTCATATTGTGCTAATTGATTTATAGATGCTTTTAAATCTCTTCTAATTTTAACTCTTGTAATATTTGATGTGATAGCATTTCTATCCACTTCATCAATAATATTTTGAACCTTACTGTACTTAAACCGTCCTCCAAATTTATTAAAATTAGTTGATTTGGAATAAGATGTTAATGTATCTAAAATATTAGATTGTAAAGAAGATATTGTGGATGTAAACGAATCATTATAATATACACCAACATCCAGTTCAACATAAAGTATTTTGAGATCGATGATTCTTTGATTAATTCCTGATACCGAGTATTGCCTCAATTTTGATAAAATTTGTTTTTTATTAAAATCACTAACATAAGATCCACCTTTTGGTTTTATACTTATAATAACATTTCCATATTCCGGCGGTTCTAACTCTTCACCACCAACAATAGAAATGGATTCTGTGTCTGGATATATTCTTTTAATGATTGCCTCATAATCTCTTGGTGTAACGGCTCTGTTCTGAGCAGAATATGTCAATGGGGCATAATATCTTACAGAATCAATTGATTCAATATCATTACCACTTTGAGATTTTTGTAAAGTTACTATAGGGTTTGCACTAAATGAAAATATAGCATTTTGTTTATTTCTTAATGATCCGGAAAAAGTAAAATCTGATACTCCATTCGCATTTTCTCCTTCTGTTACCAAATACTTTACTGTGATATAAGAACCATCTCCACTATCTCCCAATTTTTTGCCAAATATTCCATCACCAAATCTTATTTCATATTTTTCATCTTGAACTTCACGTACAAAGTAAATCTGTGATGTATTATTAATGTCTATTATATTTTCAACCGCAGAATATTTTATACCCTCCTCATTTTCGTTATCGCTAATAAAAACTGATATGGTTGATGTATCAATAAATGGATTATCCAGAATGAATTTTTGATCTAAAGATCCATTATATACAAATTTTTTAACCAAAAATATCCCTTGATAAATTGTTAAATTTTCAAATGATGCAGTAACAGAAGAATTTTCATCTTGAGTCTGAATAATACCTTTTACATCTTCTATTAATGAAAATGTATATGTTGTATTATCATTAGTACCCGTCGAAAACAAACCAGATTTTAAAGTCACAGTTTCATTTTCTAAAGCAATGTCTTTTGCACTCCAAGATACAGTTGCCTTAGCAGCAGTTCTCGATCTCGGTAAATATCCAATATTTCCTGCCAGTGATACTACGTTTTGTCTAACCGTGGCAGAATCTAAAAATGATTCATTCACTGCCATATTTGTATTAAAGGCAGTGATATAAGTATTATATGCTAATGTATCAATTAGTGCAGAAAAATTAGATCCTTCAAAATCAAAATCCGTGAATGTAGAATTTGCACGGAGATAATCCTTAATGGATGTCTTTATTTGATCGAAATCTAGATTTGTAAACTTAGTGGAAGGCATATTTTATTACCTTGTTGCCTCTAATATGAATGAATATTCTTGTGTTGGAAACTCTTGTCCAATAATATCAAAAAATATAGTAACTTCAAAAGTGTTTTCATCTGGTGATGGATCCACTTGTACACGAACATTATTAACTCTTGGTTCAAAATTGTTTATTGATACAATAATTTGATCCTCAATAACAGAAGCTGTACCAAAATCAACAAAATCGAATAGACTTTTGTAGACATCCGATCCAAAAGAAGAATTAAAGAACTTTTCTGTGGGTATTGTTTGGACAATATTCCGAACAGAACGACGAATTGCCGATTCATTCTTTAATATTGGTATGTCTTTTGTGATTGGATGAGGTTCAAATGACAAACTTATGTCCTTAAACGCTCTTGATATGCGTACAACCGCCATCGAACAGAGTTTTTATTTATTTATACCCTCATTTTGAGTATTTTCTTGCTCTTTTGCCGTTTTCCAAAAATAATTCTCATCATTTCCAAGTCCATCACGATCGTGTCCGTTTTCAACTTGGTAGTACACGGTCGAAACCTTGAAATCGGGCACTTTTGGATCTTTAGGAGTCAAACTATTGTCATAAATTCTGGTTCTATTATTTGGATAAAGGCAATATTGACCATTATCAAGTTCAATAAGGTTATGTGACTTGTGTTCAGACGGATTTTCACTGGTCGCATAGTCAATCACATCAGGATCCTGATGATAATTGTCCAGGGTACATACATATGTGCCCGTCTGAGGTCCATAATCCCTTGTATAGACCTCGTAGTGCATAGAACCAATAAACTGCTTCTGTACCGTCACCACACCATAGTCCATACAGTTCCAGAACTGTAGATTATGAAGTGTCATATCCGGATCAGGAAGTACAGGTTCACTTAGAAAAGCACTAATCGGTAATTTATCATACATCGCGGCATATTCCGGCAAATATGTCTCAAAATAAAAAGCGCGTCCGGGAATCGACTTAGCCGAAACCCAAACGCCCTTTACAAATTCCCCGTGCCCACTTTGATGATCTGTTAGATATTCCTTACGAACCCATACTTCTACTGAAGGTAGATTGGTTATCAAACATGCCATGTTGCTTTACAAAACTATATTATCTAGTTATCTCTTACCCTGCCCTCTGTACATCTTAGAAGCAGAGTTACGAGAAGTTGCGGTCCTCTTACTGTGCTTTCCATTACCCTGACGAGTTTTTTTCGGTTTCGACTGTACGTAACCGTCCTTAATTAGTCCTGTTTTTGCTCTAGCCATTTAGATCCTCCGTGATCATTAGTGATAATAGTTTTCAGGTGCTCCGGATTAGGTGATCCGGTTTCATAAAATTCAATCGCCAGATCCTGCATGATCTCTAGATACTCATCCTCCGTAAGATTCGTAAAAATACGTTTGTTCTTACGAAGAATGGTGTATCGATCAGATGACACGGGTCTTTTCATGTCCGACACGAATGCGAGGATCACACCAAATTTCAAATCCCGATTCAATCGCATCCAGACAGAACGAGACATCCTCGCCACACATGTCCTGTACTTCACCGGACTCGAAGACTTGCATCTTCGGAGCAAACCATGGATACTTCATACCTTCGTTCTCAAATACTCCGTGCTTAATCAGAAGCCACCCAAAACCCGTATAGTCCACTGTGAATGGTTTCTTACGCTTGGAAATACTCTCCAAAGTTTCGTGGTTCATCACACCTCCATTGTTTCGGAAGTCATCCTCCTCCAACCAATGAGCAACTGATGTGGTGCGACCATCCTCTGTACAGTACCATCCTCCGGCAATATCCTTCTCCATCAGAACCAGTTGCCAGAACTTCTCAGTATTGAATACAATATCACTATCAATCCATAACTGCCAATCATATTCCAACTTTCCATCCCAGGGAAGTTGATCCGGTCCTCGCAGTACATTTGCTCCAAGACACTTGCATCTGGCAAAATTGACCATGGAGGAATAATCTTGCGAAATCTGGATGCTTGCCCCTGCCTGTACAAGATCAAAACAAAGTTGTACAAAACTTTTCAAATACGTGTAAGAAACTCCACGACCGGGTAGACAAAATACAATGGTCTTTCCTTTTACAAGTTCCTTTGCCTTATCATAGTCCCACTCGTCTTCCTTACTAGGGACTGGTGGTTTCTTTGCCTTTACAGTAAATCCTTTAGCCATAATAGAATAAAACTACTTCAGTATCATACCAGTTATATAGTGTTCTGTCAATTAACTTCCGTGATGATAATAGAATCTCCATCGACTTCCATATTGACTTCCGTGCCCTCGTACCATCCATTCTCATTAATAATCCATTCGGGAATTATAACGTAATATTCACCAGTTATAGGATCAACCTCTATGGTCGTAAAATTTTCTGCGGAATTTTTTTGCATTTCATCAAATCCTGTCATCGTTTTTATATATGCCGGGAAATTTTTTAAGAGAGAGAAATTGAAAGGTCGATTTGGGTCGTTTATAGCTTAGGGAAGTGGGGCGTTTTTAGCCACGCCCGCCGACGCTAAGGGGGCATAATACCCCCTAACTGCTGTTCACGAACGAATGCTATGTGTGCCCTCCCCAGTATTAGTGAAGAGGGCACAATTTGTTATCAGACAGTAGCAGTCTGGAGGGACTTGCTACGGATGCTGGTGTTCACAAACCGACCAACAGATTCGCCTTTGGTGATGACATCGTTCAGGGAAGAAACGAAACCGGAGACATCAGCAGACTTGTAATCATACTGACGACCACCGTTGAATTCGACGGTCACGGTATCACCTTCGGTGGCGATGGTGTTGATAGCGGAGGAGTTGAACTTAGCGATCATGATGTTACCTTTGGTTGTGTGTAGTGAAGTTGTTTAGAGCGGGATGCTTCACCCCCGCTGGTGATAACAATTGAGGGGGGAATTAGTCCCCCAGAGTTGTCATCCTGCCAGACGCATTCCGTTGGTGAAAGGAATAGTCCGCATTGCCTCTTCTGTCAGGTCAAACATTTGAATGAACCACTCATATTGCTTCTGGAAAACATACTCACGTTTGGTTCCGCAAGTATATCCAAACTCAGAAAGAAGCGCATTCAAACGTGACTTTGTGGTCGTTGACTGATAACCACCATCAAATAGTTTGAGGGAGCAGTCATCAATCTCGGCAATCTTGTTACCATGCAGGAGTACAGTTGAATCACCTGCAAGCGTCAAAACTTGAGTGTTGCCAGACTTCCAGCACTTGCCCTCTTTGATAGCGGCAATCATTTGGGATTCGATCTTACGCATGGGGTGTCGCTTTGTTTGTGACTTCGTCACTATAGGATGGATTGAGGCGGTTTGGGGGAAGTGTGTGACAGTTTGTCGATTGTCTCTCACCGACCGTCGGTGTAACTCCCGAGCATATGTTCACCCTGACGGACTTCGGCATAACCGAATTCTTCAGAGAGATCTAAACACAAACCCCATGCATCATCGATGTCAACAAAGGAAGAATTTTCGTATGGAGCAGATGGACAGTGGACAGAATAACGCATGAGAAAGTGTGAATGAAGAACGGAAGGAGTTAGTGTTACTCTCAGCAGAGGGCAAATTGCATTTGGTTACGATTGTCGGCAGATTCCCAGGCATCATAGAAAGAATTCCATGCTGAGTCGTTATCAACAAAGGAATCAATTTCCAGTTGATCACATACCCAATCGTATGCCATATCTACATCGGCATTTGTGTCATTAATGAAGGAAATCATCTGCCCCATGATGTCATCCCAGGTTGCCTGCATTTCGGGTGAAAGTGTGAAGATTGGGGTTGCCATGAGTTGCGTTCCTTTGACTCTTATAGAATCCCATACTTTCAGGGATTTCACAAGGGGGGTTTGTGCCACCTTGCCAACTGGTTTCGGCAGCTGCCTTAGTTGTTACTTAGTGGGAAAATTAATGCAGACGGCATTACATAACTGTTTGATTGTTTCATCTACATTTTCGTTAGGAAAATGCGATTCCATAATACAAACAATGTCCTCTATAAGTTGTTCACGTTGGGTCAACATTTCCAGATCAATGTTCATTTTAGGATAGGTGAAGGTTGAAACGAAGGACATCAGTAATCAGTGTTTCCGT